GTTCTTCAATTTGTTTTTTCAGTTCTTCCATTTTTTCCTTCTCTTCTGCTACTGAAAGTAGCGGAGTTCTATTTCCATAGGCGGGATTATCTACAATGCAGGTGCCGGCAAAGACTACGTCTTTAAGCCAGTTAATGCCGTTTACCTCTTCAGCAGAGGTGTAGTACACTTCCCAAGAAGTTCCGATAAACTCGTTTTCGTCGGCGCGTGTTTTTAGCAGATCATAAACTGCGGGGTATTGGTCTTTCCAAATGAAAGCGCGCCCCATAATTACATCGCGTCCTTCGTACGTGTCTACGAACGCCTCGGTTATGGCTCCCACAGGATGTGCTCCAGTGTGGCCACCGTAACCGCTCTCAGACACCGATATTTTAATCGGTGTTAGCCGGGAAGTGCGAATTACGTTGTCGATCTCTGATCTTGAGATACCTTCGCCGTTAGCGTTAGGCTCAAAGTCTGTGAGAACAACCTCAATTTCTTTTATGAACGGGTGGTTAATATCTGACGTTTGTGCCAGTCGCAAACCACCTTTCACAGATGCCGAACTTTTCTTGTCAGCGTTATTCATTTGTCTTACTAGGCGTGCAAACCAACCTCTTCCTGCCGCCCCTCCCCAAAGTAACCAAGAAACCCAAGCTGGCGAATCTTTAGGAGCATTCGCAAATCGTGCGTTTCTTCCGTAAAAACGGTTACCCATTCGAGCCCGTTCGGGACTAACTGACTGGCCTGAAACATATTTTCTTGCCCAGGCTACAGTAGCGGGTTCTAAACCATCTCCACTAAGTCCTTCTTTGTGCAGTGCCAAGCCTCGCTTTGCAGCGGACCGTACACCGGCAGGGGGAGAGAAATTAATGTTAGCGTATTTAGCGGCAGAGTAGGTTTCATTGCTGTCCTCCTCCTCTTCCGTAGTTTCAGTCATGGGATCTTCGACAAAGTCTGGAATATTTAGGTCAGTGTTCTCGATAATCCAAAATTTACATATGGCTTCGGGCTCAATCTGACCAGTAACAATCGAACAGCTTGCGCTATCTTTAGCGTAGAAAGCGCAGTTAGCGCAGACTAATCCCTCCGCTTTAAACGGGTTCTTTTCAGCAGGGGTGTAGTGAGAGCCTTCGCTATCAACTCCCCAACCAAACTTGCCGTACTCATCTGCTATTTTGACTAGCTCCTCGACAAGATCTTCCTGCCTAGGAGATAGGTACTCAGCTTCTTCGTTCATTTAAGCACCTCTAACTAAGTGAACCTCAAAATTTCCAGCTGCTGTGCCAGACGGCGTAAAGCAGATAATAAACGCGTTTACAGCGCTAGCCAGCATCGGGATGCTTGTAATGATACCGGTAGCTGTTATGGGTTCTGGAACAAATCCATAACGAGCTCCTGGAAAAACAGGAGCACTCGTAATCTGCAAGTCCGCTGTTTTAGAACCAAAGTCGGCATAAACAGAAATTGATCCGGCTACAGACGATTTGAAAGAAAACGAAAGTTTTCTCCAACCAGAACGTATCATTGGAACATACATGTATCTAATATTATTGCGAGACGTATCAAAGAAGTCACCATACGGATCAATGACATCCATTGTCAAAGGATCGAAGGTGTCCTCAACGACATAAATGTCGTCGTAGCCATCGGCGATAGTAGAAATTAACTCGTTTACTCTGCCGTCACCAGCAGTCTTCAAACCACCTTTAGCAGTTGATCGTAAAACAGAAAGCTCGCCATCTTGAAGTTCAGGGCCGCTATTATCTACGGGTTCATTGTAGTAAGCTGCACCGTTTGGAAAAAGCGTTGTGTCTTGATTAAAAGCTTGTGTGAAAGAACCATCCATTTTTATGCTGACTGGTAACGGAAAAGAATCAGTCCCCAGTGCAACACCGCTTGAATTAGTAATTACAAACTGTTGATAATGGGTTGTTGACGAGTCTCCAATTATCTCGATTGTCCCCAAAGTTGTCGTCGTCGTAGACGGAATGTTAATTGGCATATACCCCTCCAAAAGTGTCCTCTAATAGTATCCTTAATTTTTTGTCAACTTTAGCTTGTTGATAATCATGCGAACACTCTCACGAGAAACAATTAAACCTGTTGCATTACATAGGTTAGTTAAAGACCTTACTGAGTGATCAGGCGAATACACACTTTTTATAAAAGATTCAATAACGTCAGTTGTTCGTGGTCTACCCCTTGGACGAGAAGATCCCCAATATCTTTCAGGTTCTTTTGGAAGATAATCAACCTCAAAATTAGTCGACTCAAGTTTTGTAATCTTCCGCTGTCTTTTTTCCATCTGAACTAATTCTGAAAACCACTCTTCTGCCGCATACGGTCCGTATAAAGTACGGCAAGCAGCACAGAGAAAATCACCACTCTTCCGCCTTTCATCACAAAACATACATCTAACATATCTCATAAATTCACCTGACAAGTTATTTTGGGCATATTTACCCGCTACTATCATAGCATAAAAGCGGAGAGTTTATGTAAGTGAGGTTGTCTAATGCAATTCTAATACTAATCACTTGACGAGATTGTTATAATCCCACAAGAGAGAAAAAAAAAAGAAGCGCATATAACATATGTTTACATATTAGATATTAAATCTAGTATGTTTTGTTTTTATTTAAATTATATGTTATCATGTTCTCAGTGTTTAATATTATCTAGGTGGAGGAAAAAGATGGAAGATGCTTCGTTGAATTGGAATGAGTATCAGGCGTTTGTTGTGTCTACAAAGAAGTATTCGGAAGGTTATCGGTTAATCTATCCGATTCTTGGTCTTGCTTCAGAAGCTGGTGAAGTTGCGGGTAAAATGAAAAAGATTTTGCGCGATCACGACGGTCAAATTGATCAGGAAACCGCCGAACGTCTTTTTGACGAACTTGGCGATGTTCTCTGGTATGTGACCTGTTGTGTTGATGATATGGGTCAAACTCTTGAAAATTTAGCCTGGCACAACGCAGAGAAGCTTGCTTCTCGTATGGAGCGCGGGGTGATTCAAGGGGATGGGGATACTCGATGAGGTTTCGCATTGTAGACTGGAAGGAAGAGAATAGTGCGTTTATAGTTAGATTTGCCGTTGCGTCTAACAAGGATGATCGGTTAGACCCATACACAGTAGTGGTTGCGTTTAACGGAGAGGATCCGCAGCTTTTCATGAACAAGTTGCGGAATCACATGGTCAGTCATGTTGCGTATGTGGATAACCTTAAGTCTGTCAAGAGTATAATGACGGACTTTGCGTTTACTGATCCGACAGTTCATTATTACGAGAATATAGGAGCTAACGATGTTACTTAGTAAGTCATTCTTAAACAAATTTGAAGACAATCCACAATGGCCGAGCTTGCTCGGTCAGTTTGTCTATCTGCGTACATATAGCCGGTATTTACCTACCAAGCGACGACGAGAAACTTGGAAAGAGACTGTTACTCGCGTGGTTGAGTACAGCATGGGTCTCGACGCAATTACTAACCGCCTGGATCGGGAAATGGAAGCACGTGAACTTTTTGAGGCCATGTACAATCTGTCAGTTTTTCCAGCAGGTCGCACTTTGTGGACCGGTGGCACAGAGGCTGCTAAGAAGTACCCGCTTTCGAACTTCAACTGCTCGTTCATGATCGTTGATGATGTACAAGCGTTCCTCGACGCATTTTATTTGATGATGCTTGGCACTGGAGTAGGTTTTCGCGTTTTGCCGCAGGACGTAACCAAATTCCCAGCGCTGATCACCGGCGTAACCATTGAACACAGAGAATATAGCGCTAAGCGCAAAGCGGATCGCGAAGAGCTCTCGAAATATGCCATTGATGGCGACATAATGTATCTTTCGGTAGGTGATAGCAAGGAAGGCTGGGTGTGGGGCTTAGAAGCCCTGTTTGAAGCCTTCTTCAAGGGTTATAAGAAGATCGTTGTCGACTACGATAGCGTCCGTCCCGCAGGCGAGCAATTGAAAACGTTTGGCGGTCGCGCCAGCGGTCATGAAGCACTGCGGGATATGTACGAGAAGATTGTCAAAGTCTTGAACGAGGGCACTGACCGTCTTTCGACGC